CGGCAACCTGATCCCGGCGATCGCCCCGCAGAGCCAGCCGCACGCCCCGAAGGAGCCGCTGCCCAAGAACTTCTCTGTGCGCTCAGTGATGGGCCGCATGGGGTCGGTCAAGGCCGCGGGCGGGGACGTGCGTCAGGCGCTCGTCGACGAGCACAAGTCGGCGCTCGAGGACTACTACGGCCGGCTTGGCGATGCCCTGACGTCCGCGGCGACCAAGGCGCTCAGCTTCGACGAGTGGGATTCGCAGCTCGCCGACCTGCTGACCTCGCTCGGAGTGGCGACCGTGAAGGCGCTCGGCGATCGAGTCGCGAAGCACCTCGGCGGCAACTGGGACCAGGCCGGCGTCGCTGACTGGGTTGCGGCAGATGCGCAGAAGTCGGCGCACCTGATGAACGCCAAGACGGCCGACAACTTCGACGCCTCCGTCCTCTCGGCGGATGACCCGGCCGCCGCTTCGATCACCTTCCGCGACGCCCTGATCGCCTCCGCGGCCATCGTCGCCAAGACCCGGGTGACCGTCGTCGGCGGCCTGGCCGAGCAGTCCGCCGCCGAGCAGTCCGGGGCGGCGACGAAGACGTGGATCACGGGACCGAATCCTCGCCCCGCCCACGCCCGGATGAACGGCGAGACGGTGCCGCTCGGAGAGGCGTTCTCCAACGGCATGAACGGCCCCGGCGACTCGTCTGCGGGGTCCGTGGACGACCTGGCTGGCTGCAACTGCTCGCTCGAGTTCGAGATGCCCTAGGAGGGCCGACGATATGGACGTCATCCGCAAGGACGCAACGATCACGAACACCGATAGCGACTTTCCCGGGTCGTTCGAGGTAGTCCTGTCCGCTCCCACCAAGGACCGCGACGGCGACACCCTGCTCCCCGAGGAGTGGAAGCAGCCGCTGCCCGACCACATCACCTTTGACTCTGATCACGGGATGTCGGTGGCGACGACGGTCGGGTCCGGTGCACCTCGCATCGACGAGGAGACCGGCAACCTGGTCGTCTCGGGCACCTACTCGAGCCTCCCGCGCGCCCAGGAGGTGCGGACGCTGGTCAACGAGGGCCACATCCGCACCACGTCGGTCGCGTTCATGACCGAGAAGGAGCACAAGGACGGCACGAGCGTCTCCGTGCGCGAACTCCTCAACGGCGCGTTCGTGGCGATCCCCTCGAATCGTGAGGCGCTCGTCATGGCGTCGAAGTCCGTCAAGGCCGGCGCCCGCAACAGTGCCGCCGACGCGGGGACGATCCAGTCGATCCACGACGCCACGGTCACGCTCGGCGCCGACTGTGCCGGGGCTGCGAAGTCGCTCAAGGACGCCTTGCCCGGCGAGGCTCCGACCGAGGACGTGGCAGACCCCGCCACGCTCGCGCTGGCCCTCGACGCCTCGCTCGACGAGGCCATCAATCTTCTCGCCGCTGTCGACGCGGCGGGGCTGCCTGCGGAGGTTCAGCAGGCACTCGCTCTCCTGCAGGCCGCAGACGTGGCCGCAGATGAGCTCCTGGACGCCCTCGGCGTTCCAGATCCCGACGAGGACACGAACGCTGACCCCGCTGCCGCCACCGACGCCGCCAAGGCCGCCGACGTGACCGCTGCCGAGTTTGCCGACGAGCTCCAGACGCGGGTCCGCGCCCTCCAGATGAGGGCAACCACCTACACCGATTGAGAAGTCGGGGAAAGGAGCACGGACTCATGTCCGCAGTGCTCGAGGCGAAGACCGCGATGCGGCAGCTCGCCAGCAAGGCCCAGGAGGTCGCCACCGCGACCGACCTGACGAACTCCGAGAAGAAGTCCGCCCTCGACAAGATCGAGGCCGACATCAAGGGTCACTCCGAGACCATCTCCCTGCACGAGCAGGCGCAGCGTCTCGTCGCGGGTGGCGACGCCGCCCCCGAGGCGAAGTCCGCCGACGAGCGTGCCGAGGTCAAGTCGTTCGGCCGCAGCGTCGTCGACTCGGACGGCTACAAGTCGATGGTCTCCGGCCAGTCGAAGGGCACCACGGTCGACGTCAAGGCCGCGGGCACCATCGACGAGGGTGTCATCCCCGCGTTCAACGGTGGCGCCGGCATGGGCGGCCAGCTCGTCGCCCCGCAGCTCCTCCCCGGCATCGTCGGCCTCAAGTTCCAGCCGCTGACCGTGGCGGACCTGCTGGCCTCGGGCACCACGAACTCGTCTTCGATCTCCTACGTGATCGAGTCGGCGTTCCAGGACCTGACCGCGACCGTCGCCGAGAAGGGCACGAAGCCGCAGCTCGACCTGACCCTGGCCCGTCGTCAGGACAACGTCACGAAGATCGCGAACGTCGCCAAGGTGACCGACGAGATGTTCCAGGACGCGCAGGCGTTCGAGTCGTACCTGTCCAACCGGATGGTCTTCGGCGTCAAGCGCGTCGAAGAGGCCCAGCTGCTCAACGGCAACGGCACCTCGCCGAACCTGCAGGGCATCCTGAACCGCACCGGGCTGGCGAGCACCGTCACCACCTCGGCCGGTCTGACCGCGCAGAAGGCGATGGAGGGCATCTACAACCAGATCACCGCCCTCCGTGCGTCCTCGTTCATCGAGCCGGACGCCATCGTCATCCACCCGAACGACTGGCAGACCATCCGGCTCGGCAAGGACGGTCAGCAGCAGTACTACGCTGGCGGCCCCTTCACGGGCGCCTACGGCAACGCGGGTCCGTCCAACGTCGACCAGCTGTGGGGCCTCAAGGCCGTCATCACCACGGCGATCGCCCAGGGCACCGTCCTCGTCGGTGGCTTCCAGGAGTCCGGCCAGGTGTTCCGTCGTCAGGGCGTCACGCTCGAGATGACGAACAGCAACGTTGACGACTTCGTCAACAACCTCATCACCCTGCGCGCCGAGGAGCGTCTCGCGCTGGCTGTCTACCGCCCTGCCGGCTTCGGCAAGGTCGTCCTGACCGCCTGATCGCTCATGGCGGGGCCCCGGCGCGAGTCGGGGCCTCTGCCATGTCCGATCCGACAATCGAGGAGGAGCCATGCCCACCTACTACGTCGAGGACTACGACGGCAAGCGCAACAGCGACGCCGTCGACGCCGTGCCGGCCGAGGTCGACGCCACGCCCATCGAAGACGTCACCGCCAAGGTCGTCGAGGCCGACGCCAAGCCCGCCCCGAAGAAGACCTCCCGCGCCAAGACCAAGGGGTGACCATGACCGCAGAGCTCGCAACCAATCTCGCCACAACTGAGGGCGACCGCCTCGAGCAAGCCGAGGCTCTGGTTCGGGCGTACTGCGGCTGGCACATCGCTCCGTCACGCACAGAGACGGTCACCCTGGCGGGCAACAACGGCCGCACGCTGATGCTGCCCTCCATGCACGTCACGGCGGTCAACTCGATCACTTCGGACGCCGACACTCCGCTGACGGCCGACGACTACGACTGGTCAGCGGCCGGCGTCCTGACTGCCCGCACCTACGCGTGGACGGGTCGAAGCATCACCGTCTCGATCACGCACGGCTACGGCGAGCCGCCCGCCGAGGTGACCGGCATCGTGCAGGCCGTCGCTCAGCGGGCGGTGGACAACCCCGGCAGCCGACCCCGCGAGCAGGCCGGCCCCTTCGCCGACGCTTACTCGCAGGTCGGGGCCAACCAGGCGCCGACGCTGGCCCTGCTCGACAGTGAGCGTGCGGCGCTGCGGCGCTACCGAATCCCCGCGGTCGGCTGATGCGCGCCACTGAGACCGTCCAGTGGATCGCGGTCACCACTGATCGCGACAGGCTCGGCAATGAGACCGCCAACGAGGCCGCCCCTCGGGACGTCCTGGCGCTCGTGGCCGCCCGCAGTTCCTCCGAGAGCACTGACCCGCGATCCCCCGCGGTCCTGGTCGGCAAGGCGCTCTATCTGCTCGACGCGACGATCGAGCCGGGGCCTTCGGACCAGTTCATCGTCCGCGGCGAGACCTACGAGGTCGAGGGCGAGGCTGCCCGCTGGGGCTCCTTCGGGGTCGAGGTCGCCATCAAGCGGGCAGGGGCGCGGCCGTGAAGTTCTCGGTCAAGCTGAACCACGCGGCCATCGGCGCCTTCGCGAAGTCGGCCGAGATGGCAGCCGTGATGGGCGAGCTCGCCGACAAGGTTGCGGCCAACGTCCACAGCCAGGGCATCAAGGTCGGCGACCGCAACGGCGGGCCGAGGGAGATCGAGCTGCCCGTCAAGATCGTCCACGGGACCACCGACCGCGCCCGCGCAACGGTGATCCTCGACCACCCGGCCGGCATCGCAGTCCAGGCCAAGCACGGCGCACTCACCAAGGCCGCCTCTGAGGCTGGCCTGCAGGTCAAGGGCGACTAGCCCGCAGCGCCTGGCGACCTGCTC